CTACTTTTCATAGACTGATACATACTTACTTGCTGCTGTAATATATACTCCTGAAATGAGTTTATACATACTGCCGCCACCCACTTTAATAGGTCCTTCTGCAATTGTAAAGACTTCATTCTTTGCCACTCTTCCATAAACAGCACTACTATCCCAGCTTGGTGTTTTTCTGACTGCCAAATTATCCACCAGTACTTTCACATACTTTTTCTTCTCCGGCAGTTGTACCGGTGCAACTGGCTTCGATTCAGCTGCTACATAATCAGATAAAGCGTATGCGATTGCTCTGCATACCTCTTCAAACTTCTGTTCATACAGTGCTGCATCCGGATTATTCACAAAGCAAACCTCAATAAGCATTGCCTTCGCCTTTGTTTTACGGATAACATATAATCCACTTCCGGCCTTTACTCCACGGTTCGTAAATCCAAGTGCTGCAATGTGTTCGCATACCTCTACAGCATCAGGATACTGTCTGCCCTCGTATGTATACGCCTCTACTCCGTGTCCTGCTCTTGCAGCATCATTGTTGAAGTGAACACTGATAAAATAATCAAGGTCAGTTGCATTTGCCATTGATACTACTTTCCGTAAATATGCTGCCTGTGTTGGTGCGGAATCTACTGTGCATGGTACCACCTGCACCCCCGCTGTTGTAAGAAGCTCTGTCAATCTGTTACAGACTCTTCTTGTTTCTGTGCTCTCTGAAATAACTCCAATTGTTCCACTTCCTGCTCCAGAAAGTGTATGTCCTGCATTTAATCCGATTTTCATTCTATTCTTCCTCCTTCTCTTCTGTCTTTGCAACCTCTTCCACCTGTGATTTCAGATTTTTCAACAGAGGTAATAAAAACGGTGGAACCGGTGCACCTATATCCTTGATATTCTCCAGAATACTGATGATTTCATTGCATATAATCCATATGGCTACCACGCACGCTATGAAAAATGTAATCGGCATTGTGATTCCAATTGTAGCAGCTGCATATTTCAGTAACTGGTCAACAATTGCTCCAACCACCACCAGAAGCCACATGGAAATCTTCTTTGCAATTCCCCGGAATCCCTTGTATGAATCCACCGGCTGGTTACGATACTTTGATGCGAAGATACCTGTCGCATAGTCAATAATGTTACAGGCAACCATAAGTAATACCGGTACATAAAGTATACCGAGCAAGGATGATAAGAACCCCGTTACTGCTGTTATGATTGCTTTGATTGTGTTGTTGTTCATGTTATTTTCCTCCTTCTTTCTTCATTGCTTCTTTCAGTTTTTCAAGCTCTTCCTGTTGTATCTGCACCATCTTAATAAGGTATGGAACCAATTTTGAATAATCAATTGCGAGTACCTTATTCTTAATTCCTTTACTTGCATTGAACTCTTCTTCTGAATATTTATCAGGAATTTGAACACATGATGGGATTATATTAAGAACATCTTCAGCAATTAAACCTCTCTGGTCTTTTTCTCCGCCAAACTCTTTGATGTAATCAAAACTTACTGGTGTCAGCTGAAGTAGTTTCTTTGCTTCCTCTTCTGATAAATCTGCAACATTCTTTTTTACCAAACGTGAAGATGGATTCGTAAATGATGCGCCGTATACTGTAGCATAGCTAGAACCAGCCCAATTAGCTTGCATGTAGATAGGATTACCAACTATACCTGTTCCTCCTGCGCTTGCACCGAATGAACCGTTAGCTTTTAAACATGCTGTCTGATTACCATTAGCCGTGTTTTTGAAGTAATGGTCACCATTAACTGAGGAGTACTGAAATCCGCCGCTAGAACCATAGTCTATAATTCTACTAGTGAAGTCTGCACTGCTGTTGTTATAATGAAAGTCTATATATGGCACAGCGGCAGTAATTTCCAATGCTGCAGGATTTAGCGCCTGACCATCATGCTGATGGCTAGCCGGTGTATAACTACTTGGTTTACCAGTTACTTTACTCCATGCTACTGCATTTGCACTTCCGGCACTGGTTGCATACTTGACACTCTGTGCACTTATATTTGATTTTGTAATTGCCGTTGATGCATCCTGCTTCTTATTCACATTCGTAGTTAATTCATTAACTGCACTCTCTATTCTGTCCTCCAAATCATTCATAGTTTCCGCATTAAAGGCATCACCTTCAACGGAGATTGTCCCCTCACTTCGTGCCACAGTAACCAAATCTGTGCTTCCGTCCTCTTTTGTTAATAACCGGCGGTTGATAAATTCCGCTACCCGGTCTTTCCATGTTTTCTTATTAAAAGCCATAATCTACCTCCTATAAAAGTAATCCACTGGATTCACCTGCATAAATCTCTGTTCCACAATAATAATGGAAGTTATTCAGCAGGATTTCATAAACATCACTTAAAATCTTTTCGATGTCATTCCATTTTTCAAAAGTATTTACCGGTTCTTCCGGGACTGTTGGTGTAGTGGAATGAATACAGTAAGCACTTCTGATTTTTCCAGTATTCTCTCTGACTTCATCAAACAAAGTAACTGTAGGTATCTCTGGCACATCACTCACTGTAAGATTCAGTTCCAGCACATCGGACAACAATTGAATGTTATTCTGGATCCGTGTTAAATCCGAAGTATTCAAAGAACCTTTCATGCCAGCATACCATTCCCTTTTTTCTGAATCAGTGAAATTCTTCCATCCCTTTTCCAGTAATTCCAGAATCCGGTAAATATCACTCTGAGACCGGTCTGTCACGGCTTCTATCCAAAGCAGCATACTCCGTCACCTCTTTTTCCTTTAAGTCAGCTATTTCTTTCTTTAGCTGCTCATTCTCTGCTTTTACCTGCTTATTTTCTTCCTGCAGAGATTTAATAATCTGATATGGATTAAGCAAATTCAATTTCATTAGATGATTCCACCCCCTCCGGCATAAAGTTCTGTGCCTGCGTAATAATTTTCTGTAACCACAACAGAATATCCACGGCAACTTGCAGTTGCTATAAAGCCACCTGTCAAATCAATCGTCTGACTTTCAATTAATGTTGTAGAAGTGTTTCCGGATGTATCTGTTACATTTATCCAGTTTCCAACCTCTTCCAAATCTAAAAGAAACTTCATATCAATCTTTCTTCGCAGGGAATAGTAATCTAATAACCGCTTTGCAATATCTGGAAGATTCTTAAGGTTATACAAAGTTATTGTGCCAAATGATTTCACAGATTCTGATTCCCCGGCTTCCAAGTGAGTCACATTTTCCTGATATGACACTTTAGCTTCAGCGTATTTCTTTCCAGTTATGGTGCATGTACCTGCTTTGCTCATCTGAACTTCAATATAATTCGTTCTCACGGTCTTTGCAGTTCCACCGGTTACTGTAATGGACGCAATCTGATACGGTTCTGAAAAGGTGATCCTATTTAATCCTTTCGGAAGATAGTCATTGTAAATCTCACTATCCTTATCTTCTAATGTATAAACACTTCTTTCTATTGAAACACCGGAAACATAGCCATCCAATGATACGGAAGTATTTCCATTGAACTTCCGGTCTGGTCCCACAGTATACTTTACATATCTATCCGGCTTATAGACCTTTACCGAATCACTCCTGCTGTCACTTGCCAATGCACCACAGGCAAAACAAACCATCTGCAAAGCTTCCCTGCAGGTCTGTATCTCTAAATATCCATCTAAGAGGGTGTTATATACTTCTTCCTCAATGGAATACTTTGTTATTCCGGCACTGGCAAATATACTCTCCAATATTATTCCGGCTTTTCTGGACTTGTAAATTTCACCATCGTAATAGGTATACTTATCCATCAAGCCGATTTTATCAATCATCTTAAAATTCACGATATTCTTTTTAAAAGAAAAATCATCGATATGGAATGTACCTGCCGGAATTTCTTTACCGTCCTTTATTTCTGTTAATGTAATCTGCTGTGTTTTCTGCACCGATTTCCATGCTCCATTTTCATTTCCAATATCAAAATCATTATTGACATCCACAATCTCTAACTCTGCTTCATTAATGGATAATGATGCCGATGTAAAATCCACTTCCTCCGTAACTTTCCCAGTCTGGATTAAATCATCCTGCCATGCTATGTATAGTCCATATAGAATGTACTGCAACCTTGCATAACACTGTGGATACCTGGTCTTAGTTATTTTAATAATGACCTTGCCATAATTCTGTACCGGACAATTACAGGTAAAGACAAGCGCATCCGGATAAAACACTTCACTTAATAACTTGGTTCCGCCCAATGTATACCACTCAATTTCAACCTCTTCCGGATAATCCATTCCAAAATACAATGTCAGACCAGATGATGAATGTGCCTTTTCAAAAACAACGGTAAGTGTCGGAGCAGTTGCAAAGCTGCAATCTGCTCCTGACATATCGGTGCTCCAAAAAGCTACATTCTCTGGATTGGATTCCACAATCTGCCTGCTGCCATCAAGTACAAACTGATTCAATTCCAAGGTTCCGTATTCCGGTACTTTTCTTTCTGCCTGCAGATTACTTAATTGTCCAAAGGATTTATTCTCTGAACTGGAAGGAGTTGCATCTTCTAATGCTGATACATCAGTAAATTTCATTTCTGCTTTACAGCCTGTCCTCAATGTAATCCCTCCTTATGCTGTCTTATATGGTTTCTTAGATGTCATTTTCCACGACAACCCTTTATACTGTGCCCCTGTGCCAAGCACCTTCTCCACCTCATCCTTAATGGAAGAAAAGTAGCCGTAGAAATCAAACTGCTTTGATGCATCCGGTAAAGATACGTGGTGAAAACGATTGGAACAGTCTGAAATATGCTCTATCAGACTGTCATACAGGCTTGTATCTTCAATCGTACCAATTGATATTTCATAATTCTTATAAAGACCAATGGTCTCTATTTTGATATCTCCATCTTCTGTCCTCTCTGCATATTTTTCCAGGAAGTCCATTGTCCGGGATATTTTTACAAAGGGAATATCATATGTAATTCCATCAATCACAAGACCTTGTGTATATACTGCCATACCTGATTATCCCCCTTATCCTGTTACTAATCTGACACCGATTCTCTGTGATTCGGCATTAAAATAAGGTAATTCACATTTTGCGAATGCTTTACCATCTACTTCCATCACAAGTGTTGTCGGTGTGTTATATGTTGGCATTCTGGAAACCAGCTTTCCTGCCAGTTCATCCATCCAGCCGGTATTGTTCTCCAATGGTAAGACTGCTTCTCTTCCGGCTTCTCCGATTTCTGCCAGTGTAGCACCTGTTGTAATACCGCCATTAGCCAGTCTTGGCAAACTTACCTTGCTCAATTCCGTAATATTAAATCCAAATGTTTTACCACCCAAAACTGGAACCCAGTCCGGGACATCAAAGGAAAGATTATTCAGTGCTCCGATTACCGTATTAATTCCACCAATGACACCGTTTGCCATTCCCTCAATACCACCAAGGATGCTATTAATAACACCTTTTATTGCACCCCAGATAGCATCAAAGATATTTGTTACCGTGGTTTTTAATCCACCCCAAATCTTATCCCATACACTTTTAATTGCATTTAATGTATTGGATATGCCTGTCTTTATACCATTAATGGTACCGGTTATTGCACTCTTAATTCCATCCCACACTTTTGATGCAGTATCCTTGATTTTTCCCCAGATATTGCTCCATGTCTCTTTTATTTTATTAATTACATTGGAAATTACTTCTTTGACCTTTTCTATTGCATTGCTGATGAATTCTTTAATCTTCCCCCAGATTTCAACAGCTTTTTCTTTTACTGTATCCCAGTTTTTATAAAGCAAAATGCCTATTGCTATTACTGCTGCAATAGCTGCAGTAATTAACACAAGTGGCCAGTTTATTGCTGTAATAACTGCTGCCAAAACACCCCCTGCCGCAGAAGCAGCAGTACTTACGGCAGTAAATACCGTTGTTGCCACGTTATAAATAGCAAGTGCAGCACTTACAAGACCTATTGCTATTGCCAATCCTTCAAGAATTGCCATTGCCACCTCGTTTTCTGCTATCCAGCTTAATGCATCTCCGATTCCATCTAATACACTGACTATCACACCACCAGTAAATTCAGCAATTGGTGACAATATATTATCCCAAAACCACTGCAGCATAGGTTGTGCATCTGATATTACTTGATTAACAAAATCTACAGCTCCAGCAACTGCATTTAAAAATCCAGGTAACACTTCCGATATGGTCCATGCGGCAAGCGGTATTAAAACATTCTCTAAGAACCACTGCAATCCGCTACCGACAGTATCCGAAAAAGGTGATAATGATTCTCCCAAGCCATCCAATGCTTCCCGTAAGCCATCAAAATTAACACCGTCGAAAATATCCAACTCATCAAGGAAAGCTACTACCATATCACACATTCCTTGGATTCCTGCAATAACAGTATCCCCAATTAAATCCCACGATATTGCTGAAAAAGCACCATTAATTCCATCTGCCAATCCAGTACCTAACTCTTCAAAATTGAATGTGGTAAGGAATGTATAGACAAATAGCAATGCTGTCATAAGACCATTACCTATTGTTGTTCCAATAAGATTCCAGTCCAGACCAGATACAAATCCATTCAGACCATTTGCAAGGTTAATCGCAAAATTAGCAGCCTGTGTCTGAATAAATCCCCAGTCAATAGCTGACAGTGCTTCATTCAATTTCTGTGCTACAAGGGAACCTACACCATACCAGTCACCACTATCAACAGCACTCTTGAACTGCTCTGCCCAGTCGGATACTACTCCAACATCCGCCTGCTCAAATCCGCTTCCATCTGCTCCACCAGAGGAAGAACCGCCGCCACTTCCAGATGCATCATTCTTCTGTAACACATCCAAATCATCAAATCCGGCAAGACTTCCTTTTGCATTGTCCGCAGATTTTCCTACATTATTTAAAGATGCAGCATAATTCTTATTCTGTTTAATTGCCTGTGTATAGGTCTTTTTCCCACCGAGGATTGCAAAGAACCTTGATACGGCATTAGCAGCCGCACTTATCCAGTCAATCAGTTTTACCAGATATGGAATAACTGCACTGATAATCGGTGCAAAGGCTACTGCCAGACTGTTCTTAAGCATTCCGGTAGAGGATACCAGCGCAGACATATTTTTATTGTATTCTTTCGAATATACTGCCAGATTCTGCAACCCACTTTTAAGGAATTCCACACCCTTTGACATTGCCTGGAATACAGCCATGCTAAGAACCATCTGACGCATAGTTTTTAAAAGGTTGGAAAATCCACCGGAAGTTTTATTCGCTCCTGCACGTAAATTTTTTAATTTAGAAAGCACACCGCCTATGGAATTCTTTATCTTCTTTAATCCATTTACACCTTTCTTTACTCCATCACTAACTTTGCTAACAACACCACCAAGCACTTCTTTCATCTGCTTTAACTTTCCAAGCAGTCCATCCGGCGCATTTCCTGTTTCTTTTGTCTTAAGAGCCAATTCCTCTGATTTTTTATTTAATACAGCCATATCACCATTGGCATTTTGAAGGTCCTGCTGCAACTTCTTATAAGCATCTGTATTAACTGAATTGGTAAATGCTTCACCGGAATTCACCATTTCTTCCATTTTTTTCTGTATATCAACTGATTTTTCTTCTAAACCACCAATCTTATCATTTAGATTCTGCCATGTATCTCCAGAAGTAATTCCAATAGACTCCCATATTTTAAGGTCCTCAATCAAAGTCTGCATTTCGGACTGTGCTTTCTCAAATTCAGCTTCTAAGGCCTTAAAGGAATCTGTTTTTATTGTTGGTGCTTCCATACTCTTCATCTTCTGAGTGATTGCATCAATTTTCCGTGCCGTCTTATTCATGCGATTCTGCAAAGACATCAACTGGCTTGTAGCATCTTTTGTATCAATTTTTGTATTTATCCTGATTTCACCATCGTAATTACTGCTTCAGCATCACCCCTCTCGGAAGAAATCCAGTGCTTCACCGGTTTCCTCTTTTTTACGTTTCATTTTCTCTCGCAGTGCATCGACTTCATCAATCTTTTGCTTTTCTGCATCTGTATAAACACGCTTCTTTTCTTTTTTCTCTTCCAAGCCATAAACGTACTGGGCATTTCGAATAGATTCTCGCTCTTCCTTGGACATTTTGCTTTTCAGTTTCTTCCGGCGAATATCCACAACCTGCAAAAATGAGGATTGTCGTTGCGGCATATTCCAAAGCATTCCCATAAATTCCCACCAATGCAGATCTGCTTCATTCAGATTGATACCATATATCTGCCGGAAGTCGGCAGATATCCTCCACTGGTCATTATTAAAATCCATCAGCCGCCTTTTATCACGTTCCTTAGGACTTCTATCATGACACCAGCCATTCAGGAACCATTCCAAACATTCCTGCACCTGCTCTTTCGGTGGAACTTCACCCGGAAAAAGAAGATTTGCAATGACATCTGCCTTTTCAAAATCTTCCAGTTCATCATCTTCAAAGACAAGATATATCTGTATTCCAATCTGGAACCAATAATTTATAGGATATCCGTTCCATTCTGTTGGTAACGGGTCCAGTAACACATTATTCATGTCTACTTTCCTTAAACTCCTGAATCAATTCATCCTTCGTCTTGGTATGCTTTCCACGTTTTCCAGCATTATATTTATTCTGTGTCCTCTTAATACGTTCTCCGTATGCCTTTTCCATGATTGGCACAAGGCTGTCTACCAGTTCTGCAAGGGCAATTTCATCCGGTACAAAATCCGGATTCAGTTCGTAATTCTCCCGGAATACCTTTCTGCAGAAGTTTTCTCCGAATACCTTATCCAGTTCCTCCATAATTTTCTGTGAAGTCATTACATGAACATTGATATATGCCATTAACTGAGCCGGATTAACATCATCCTCGATATCCTTGAACTTCTGTTTTACCTCTTCCATCTCTTTTTTTGCCGATTCTGACATCTTATCGATGTTCTCATACAGATGTACGAAACGAGAAAATACTGTAATATCATTACAGTCCAATACCAGTAAATCATCCTGCTTATTCACACTAATCTCTAATAAGTTCGTTGCTCTTTCTAATCTCTCCATAATTATCCTTTCAACAAGGGCAGCCCTAAAGACTGCCCATATATTTTCTATTCACTTGCTTTTGGTGCCCAGGTGTAACCACTTTCTGTAATAGTGATTTCACCTAATTCTACTTCACCATTACCCTGAATCTGAATTGCAGATGTAAGGATTCCTCCACCCTCTCCACCAGTGGATGATGGTGCAATAATAACTGGGATTCTGATACAGTCACCTTTTCCACCGGTAATATCAGATTTGTAGAAACGGAAGTAATACGTCTCACAATCCTTTCCGGTTGGGAATGTTTTGAATCCATTATCAATAGCTTTCTGGAAGTCATCATTCAGATACTCCCTCTCTGGGGACATGGAGAATTCATATCCCTTTAATGTAGATGCTTTCGCTTTCATATTTACATACTGCGTACTCTCTACATCAGGACCCCAATCTTCTGTAAGTTCTGTAAATCCGTCACCCATCTCTACAATCTTCGCTGTTTTTCCACCAAGCCAAGAACCAATGTCGATAAGTGACACCATATTTGTTCTAGATTCTGCCATTTTCTATCATCCTTTCTTGAAATATAATAAATTGAATCCGCACTGGAAAACGGAAGCACCGCTTTCATCTTTTCCAGATAGGATAGTTGTCGTTGTTCTCTCTATCTTCCGGATAGTTCTTCCTTCCGAAAGCGGCGGATATTCCATACTTTCTAACCATTCCGCTACTCCCTCAAGACTGCGTCTCTTAACGATTACTGCCTTATTTGTAGTCGGACTGCATTTAAAACATACTGAAAAAGGAAACTGTGCTTCAAACGAGCCGGAAACATACTGCTTTGTTATAACTGCCCCGGATAACGGAAATATTCCTATGCTCTCTGATTCCTTAAGGTCATCCAAACATATCTTATTCTGTGTTACCGGAACATCCGGATATGCCGCAACGATACGAAGTACCGCTTCTGCAATATTATCCTGCTCTGTTATGCTAAGTGCTTTCTTATTCGTATCTGCCATTATGCGCCCCCTACTTCAATATGTGGTATAAGGTTATAATCATCAACATTCGTAACTTTAAAGCAGTTATCATACTTTTCTTTCATATAGGTAAAGAAATCCTCACATGGATTTTCCTGTGAGGTATCACCCTCTACAAAGAAATCTGCTCCGCCGGTGAATGTGAAATTACTTTCTTTTTCTGCAGACTGCTGCCATGCTTTCGGTGGCAGATATTTTTTTGTGTCTTCCGGCAGGAAATCCCATCTGACATATAACTTTGCGGAATCTGCTGAATCCAGTCCGCTATTTGATACATTCGCCCCTTTGGTAACAATTAACCGTACATTCTTAAGTACAGTTGCATACCAGGTTTCCGAACCCATTAAATCATCAGATGTTTTGTTATATACGGTAACAGTTCTGTTATAGAAGATATCTCCCATCTTACACCCCCGCATATAACAGACCAGTTCCGGCTAAATACTCAACTGCCGTATCATAAATAAGCCGGTTCTGTGTCCTCTTATCACTCAATACTGCGGTAACAAGAGTTTTATTATCTCCGTAAGTGATAGATTCTCCACCACTTGAACGTGATTTTACATTGGTTTCATCTGTTGCTGTAGCTGTCTTGGTAGCCTTATCAATCTCATAAAGCAAATCAGCTATTGCACATGCTGCTTTCTGCAATGGTTTGTTGAATTCTTCCAATGCTTCATCTGTAAGATTATCCTGTGTAATAGACCGCAGCTTATCTTCTGCTCTTGATTCCCATTTATCGAAATCAGAGGATTCCTTTATAGAATCCCCATAATATGTCTTCTGATAGAATTCAAATGTGGTTATCATATCGGAATCCCCCTTTCTTCTTAGGCAAAATCAACCAGTAAGTCTGCATCCAGTTCTTTGATACCATAGATAATATCGAAAGAAACTTTGTCCTGTTTGTGGTCAGAATCGTAATCGAATACAACTCTGATTCCAAGACCATCGGCAGATGCAATATAAGCATTCTTATTACCCATTGGTAACTCAAGGTTACGGGTAACAAGCGCAAGACCATTTCTGTGGAATCCGAGCGCATGAGCCTTGTTTACCACAAATGCGTCTGTTGCTGCCACATTATCCGGAATATTCTGGTCTACTTTCACAGTACCTGCACCGGACGCAAGTGTTACATCCTCAGTTACAGTATACAGATAACCATTTACAATTAACTGGTCACCTTTCTTAATAGTACTTGCTGCTGTGGTACCATCAGATACTGTAAACTGTGTTGCATCCTTAGTTCCTGCAACCTTGTAAGATTTCACTGTACCAGGTGTATCATTCTGATTTTCCGGGCAATTCTGGGACATAAAAGTCTCACAGCTATATACCTTTCCAATCTCAGATTCCTGTAATGCTGCAGAGTCACCCTTGTAGCACTGTTTTGCAAAGTTATCCAGAGTGTTATACTTATACAGAATGGTTGGTGGCAATACTAATCTTCTGTTGGCTCTTGGAGCCTTTGCCATGTCTAAGGCCTTGCCAACACCTGCAATATCCGTAATAGCAGGTGTGTCTGATACAGTTGCTTTCTTATTAGCTTTGGAAATACCTACTGCTAACAAATCTGCATCAATCTGCTGTGCCATTGCCTGCATAGCCGGTGCAATAACCTGTTCAGAGAAGTCTTTAATATTTAATGTCATTTCTTTTGAACCAACATTAACAGTAATATCTCTGAATCTGTCCATTGTTACTGGTACGGAACCTTCTGCAATGTCCTGTGCTTTTGTCTGTCCGGTGAAGTTCTTAGCAACAAAGGTTGCCGGTTTTCTAACAGTGATAGTGTCACCTACTTTGACGAAATCTGCGGAATAATCTCTGTGGACAAGATTTGCCATCGTAAGATTACTCTGTAAAACCATCAATGCTTCATTCGCAATAATCTGCGGTGTTAAAATTGTGTTTGACATATTTAATCATCCTTTCCTATTTGTTCTGTGCTCTCCACTTCTTATAAGTGTCAAAATCCATTTTGTTCGGGTCACCAGTAATTGGCTCTGTGCCCTGCTGCTGGTGTGTCATGTGGTCTGTGAACTGAGCGGAATTGTCATCATCATGTTTCTGCTGCTCATCAACGAATGCCGTCGCATCTTCCTTTTTGTAAGCATCCACAAAATCATTAAATCCAACAAGCATTCCATTCTTCATTTTCAGCTTGTCTGACATAAGGTCAGATACAAATGCTTTCTTAGCACTATTGGAACTGAATTTAAGGTCTTTTACCGCTGCATCTACTGCATCTTTATAATCTCTTTCTTCCAGTTTCTGCTTATATTCATTTGCTGCTGTTTCCGCCTTTTCTTTCCACTCATCACGTTCTTTTGTGATGGTTTCAAGGTCTTTTCCATCGAATCCCTTTAAAGTCTCTTCTGCGGTCTCTGCACGTTCCTTATACTGGTCACGTTCTTCCTCCACTTTTTTTACTTTCTTATCAAGTTCTGACTTGGAATATACTTCCTCGCCGATGTTCTTCTTGATGGATTCTTTCATTTCGTCTGTCAATTCCAGACCAAGTTTTTCAAGTTCTGTGATTACTTTTAACATATTCTTACCTCATTCTTTCCAAGTTGTTGCTCCGGTCAGTCCGGCACGATTGAGTTGCTATTTACTCCATAGCTGGCAATTGCACAGGCAGGATTCGAACCTGCGACCACCGAAAAAGCATTCCGGTAAGCTACCTGGCTGCTCCACTGTGCACATATAAAAAAATGAGCCGAATAACCAATTCCTTTTAAGAATTGATTACACGGCTCAAAGGCTCTATGGTAATCAGTATTTCATTTTTACACTTTTTACAGTATGCCGGGAAATTTCTTAGCTTAGTATCTTCCCGCAATTTCATAAAATGAGGATTCCCGCATCTGGGACAACTATACCAAGTTATTTTCATTTCATCACCTAAACGTATTATATCATCTAGTTATGGCACAGTCAATAATTAATAGTTGTAAGTTATACAAAAAAAGAAGGTACATATTAATATTGTACCTCCTTACCTAACTAACACCAAGCAACCGTTCCCTCTGTCTCCCCTTTACTTATCCCATGCAGTGCATGAATCGCATATATGTTTTCAAAATCTTCCTCTGATTCCTTTATAACTTCCCTTAGGTTATTATCATAGTCCACAGTCACCAAACCAGCAGCATTTCTGTTTCCTTCTGGGAAGTATGAATAATAATATTTTGTTCCAACAATTTTCTCTAATAAAAATTCCAGCACTATTCTCTTCCCCTTTCTTTTAAATATTGCATAAGTTCTTTCTGGTAATTATATTTCTTTGTTACTTCATTATGCACCGGTTCATATTCTATGTCAATAGATTCACCCATTATATTATATTCTGCCAATTCATGCTTTAATAATGTTATATCATGTGGTTGTATATTGTTATTATTTCTTAATCGTTGCCATGACTGTGCCATTTCATAATCAGGGTCAAATAAATGTATGGTTCCGTTCTTAAATAAGTGTTTATTCGTATAAATATGGTCATATACTTTCTTTATATCTGCTTCAGGCATTCCGCTATGCTTTGCAATTGCCCTAACTTCATACACTGAATTCCTATTTCGCGTCTGCTCATATAGTTTTTCTGCTATATCTTGACGTTTACTACCATCTGGATCGTTTTTATAACTATAAACTGCTCCACTTTTTCTAATATTTTCATTTGACTTACTGCTAAACGCTCTTGCTCTTCCGTTTGCCTTTGCAGCCTGCTCCCTCTTATAGCCTGCAACCTTTAACCGGTCAGACTGCTTCTGTAAATCATTTTCTGCGCAGAATTCATTATATAACTTATTCTGCTCTCTTAATTTATAAGCCAGCTTATCATAATCATTTTGGAGTATCTCCTTTACATCTGTTTCAGCAACTAAATCTATTTCCTGCTGCTTCATCAATAATCGCCTTTTCGTGGCTCTGATGCTCCGCTCCATAGCACGCTGCTTCTGCTGATTCTGATACAACTTACGGCTTTCTTCCGTGTCTATCGTAGACTTTCCATTTTCATCAACATATGGATTCTTTAAAGCCTTGTCCCACGGTTGATGCGAATGTCTACAATTATAGCCATGTAAACCTAAAGGATTAACAACTTTTCCTGCTCCATTCTCTCCAATATCATATCCTGTCATTTCTAAAAGATTCGGATATCCCGGCTCACTTCCCCGGATTCGATATACTTTCCCCTGCCAGTTTTCATGACCGGCAAGATATGGCTGCCCCGGTTGCTGTATTCTGGCACCTAAATGAGCGGATACCAACACATACTCTATTCCACCCTCTAATATGTACTGATTTGTAATTTGTGCACTGGTCTGATTCATGGATGTCACCACACAGCAACGGACTGCCGCTTCTAAGGAACGGTGCGTGCCTGTCGGATATTCTACAACCATGCCCTTTTTTGCATAATTATCTAATATCTCACACACTGCACTGGAATAACTCTGTACTCCACTTGCTACTCTCATTTCCGCTTCATCTAACATCCTTGTTAAGTCTACCTGTGCCTGGTTCATTGTTGTTCTAGTCAGATTATCAAGTTCCCCCTGGCACTTCTGATATTCGGCATTCATAACAGACATAACCGCTTGATTTTCCAATGGATTAACTATATTTATCCCCATCTGATTAAATGTACTTAAATCATCATTCCATGAGGTTATAACAGCATCCTGCAATAGTTCTTTCAGTTCTCTTTTACTTAAGCCGGTCAGCTTAGACAATTTATTCATTATCTCTGCCCGGCTCTCACCCATCTGCTCCAACTTCCAGATAAGTCTATCGGCAGTACCAGAGACAGATTGCGACTTCAAAAGCCGGTATGCTATATCTTTAAATATATAATCTTCCAACTGGCGGTATAATTCTATCATTCTATCCGCTTTATCATTAAAATACTCTGGTTTTAACATTCTATCCCTTTCCTACTGTCCTACGAACTAAATCAATCCAATGCTTAAGATTCTGCTCCTTTGCATGTTCAAACCAATGGTCTGTAGTGCCTGCTGCATGTTGTATTAAAGGTGTACCGGTGGGATATTTCTGTTCTCCCTTTTGAGCATATGAACGTCCATCCTTTGTAAGATACAATTCCCCTTCATACTGATAGTGTGCATATGGTGTATTCCAAGATATCTCATCTCCATAAAGCCCCTCAGGATAGTTTACGCTTCCCCTCAAGGCTCCCTGCTGAAATGGTATAAGATTATTGGAATCTGCAACAACCTGCATATTCAATAGTTTCTGTGCTTCCATTGTATTTCTGTCAAGCCGTGTGGTATTTACCTTTATATTTACATTTCCAACCGTTTTATCATATTGCACACTACATCCCTGCCTTATTCTTCTCCAAATAATTTAGATTCACTATCTGCTTTCATTTCCTCACCAATAGCCTTGGCATCCTCTTCTGAATAACCTTCAAATTTCACTAAGTACATCCAGAATGGTACCTTGCCATTGGTTACATACTGCCACCATCTCTTTCTATCCTCTTCTTCGTTATAAGTAATATCTCCAAAGTCATAGGATGGCACATAATTTCCTACCGGTGCAAAATTGTATAAATCTGCAAAAACAGATTGTGCATAATACAAGTCATTCAAACATTTTCTAAGGGCATCTCTGATATCCTTAATAAGCTGTATTGTTCTTCTATCATCTGCTTCTACCTGTGTTGCAGTTACCATTCCGGTTTTCTGGTCTAAGACGAAGTATCCATTCGAATATCCGCATTTATAACCAATCTCTGATAACAAATGATTAATTCCGACCTGTCTGTCAGAACTTCTAATAGGTCTTTCTATTACCTGATAGAAGTCATCCTCTGACGTACCTGGTACCCGCTTAACATGATGCGGAAGTTTTATATCAGATGGTGCATTTACTTTTTTCCCCGGTTCCTGCATCATAGTTTCACCAAGCAGTTCTATATCCTGGCTGTCTTTTATCTCTCCTGTAAATCTGCTATATGCAATATCAAGGTCTTTTAATTCTTCCACTGCTTCGGAAAACAGAGCCATTCCATAAGGACTGTCTAAATCCAAATCATTAGCATTCGGCATTGCAAACACGCCAAATAACATAGAATCAATGTTTTCTCCGTTTTTCTTTGTCAGCGTAACATCCGGCTGCAGCATGGACCATTTTGTCATAGACAAATCTATTGGTTTTCCTATTTCCGCTTCATTATTTGATATATAGGCTCTATTCTGAATCAGATAAAATGTAACATCCTCATATTCTCCGCTCTCTTCATATCTGACTTTTGCAGTTCTGAAACTATGCTGCTCTAATTTCGTATACCAATTGTCACCGGACTTATATCTGTCCTGAAAACGCATTCCGGTAATCTTTCCCATTCCATCAACTTCTGTAACTTCAAAATTTGCCGGTGTAACAATATCCACTCCATTTCCATTTGGCTTTAATACAATTGTTCCAAATGCACAGCCATATTCCACCCACTTTCTCAGATGTGGCATTACTGCACTGTTATTCCAGTTCTCCATATAGTCCCCACGGTTGCCATCAAAACTTACTCCTATTGCAAGTGTGACAAGTCTTGCTGTTTCTGAGCAAATGGATTTTGCAAACTTAATTGTCTTTATATTGTCCTCTGGGTCTACCCAATCCGGTCTGCCACTGTAAATATCCATCCAATACCGGATTGCATTTTCCATTGCTCCGGAAATAATTGCAGTTGTTCCAAATTCACTCTTAGCTTCACCCTTAAACATCCTGTTCCACCATCCTTTTATCATACTTAAAAATCCCATTATGCTGTACTACCTCGCTTTCTCCATATTGGTTCATAGCTGTATCTCAAAGCATCTATGATATGGTTATTAGCATCTGGATATCCGGATATCGGATTACCATCCTTATCCCTCTCATACTCATATTTTGATAATTCTTCATAGGCTGCCGGTGTTCTTGCCCGGTCTATAACAATGTGCCTTACCTGCAGCCACTTCATTCCATATTCGATAGAACCGGGTCCTTTTATTGCTTCCCTTGCCGGAATCCCCATATCCTTATAATCATTTACAGATTTCTTTTCTGCTGAATCGCAGATAATCGGATAATCATCATATTTATGGTTCTTTATCCACTTTCCAGTCTTTTCATTGCTCTGCTTATTCACATAATTTTCTGCAATCAGGTAGATAGTCTCTGTATTCCGGTTATAGTAAGACCTTATAAATGCGTAATGGTCTGGATACCATCCCCAGTCAACACCTTGATATATTCTGTCAAATGTGGCTATTTCTTCATCTGTAATTGTTCTGAATTCCAGATATTCAAAGACTGCACCACCGCTTCCATTTGCCTTACCCATATATTCATTCTCATAGGCTTCCGGATTGGTTTCTTTCAAATGCTCCGCTTCTTCTATGAAATCTTCACCTAACCATTCCTGTGGAACATCAAGATATGTGCTTCGTATAACCATCATGGAATCCTTAGGTGTTGCAACATATTGATTCACCCAGCAATTAGCACTCTTTGGCGGATTGAATATCTTTATTATGTATGCACCGCTGCCACCACGAATTGCAGACTGTTCAATTTTACGAACTTCCTCTTCTCCACTGAACTGGTCTAATTCTTCAAATATTAATACTCCTATAAATCCAAATGGCGGTTTAATAGACTTAATCTTTGCCGGGTCATCTGCTCCACGGAAAAATACTTTCTGTCCAGTTGGCTTATATGTGATTTCCAGTGGTGAAAGTTTAAACTCCCAATTATCACGAATAAACATAGGATTCTCTGCCTGCTTATCACATCCCCATGCCATCTGTGCATATACTGAATCTCTTAAGGTATTTGCCACTTTACGAACTACCAGACAATGCATCTGTGGATTATTCATCATAATTTCATACGGTATTTCCATTCCGCATGATGATTTTGTCGAACCTCGACCACCGGGAAATACATATTCTCTATGCCCATGCTTTCTCATATCTCTGACTGCCGGATGAAATACATCTGCAATAGTATCCAGATCCGTATGATATATTCCACGATTCAAGGCTTCTTCTTTCTGTCTTTGTATTTCTTCCTGTTCCTCTTTGATTTTCAATGACTTTTCCAAATCAGCACAGGCTTTTAAGATATCTCCATTCTCCGGTGTGAATCCAAAATCATCCTTTCTTTCACCTCTGGCAATGGATGTTCTGATTCTCTGTATTTCTGCTATATTACATATTCGCTCATCATCAATCTGTTTCTGTCTCTCCGCTATATAAGCCGCTACGTGAGGTTTCTTGAGGTTATCCGCACCTGTTCTATAAGCGGTCCTCTGTGAGTAACCTGCCCTCTTTGCAGCTTCGGTCGCATTTCCTGTCTCAATATAATAATCAGCAAATGCCTTCTGTTTAATTGTTAATTCATCCTGCACCTACTCACCACCTTCATCCTCTAAATAATCAGCCGGCAATAATAACCTGTCTGTCATTAAATGCATCTTTCCATCTATATCCTCAAATAATGGCTCCGTACCGTTATAAATGATGTAATCATATCCATCTGCAATAATACCGTCCTGCTCTTCCAGTTCCACTTCTTCGTCCGATATTACTTCTATAGGGCATACTGATATTACTTCTCTGGTATCTTTCTTATATGTTACTATTGTCACCATTACCCACCGCCTTATATATCTCCAGTAGACACATCAGGGCATCCGCCTGTGATGATGTCCGTATGATTTCAAATGTCTGGTCTTTCCATTCTCCAAGTCTTTCATAATAATGGAATACCTTTGTGGATAGAGATACCATAGGAATGAACCGGTTCTGCTCTACTGAATAAAACTGGCTGCGATTAATACTGATTGCCAATCCGCTCTGTAATATTGCCATCTGAAGCTTTTTCATCTTGCTATTGATATTCACTCTTCCACCTCATTCACAATAAAAAAAGAGCCGGATACATAGATTTCTCTACATATTCGGCTCTTGGCTCTGAGTTAATTATAACTTATTTTTATGTTTTAGTCAATTTGCTATAACTATTAATTTTTGTTGTCTTGTGTATATGGAATAGGATTCAATATGCCCGCCCTCATAAATGCAGGTGTACTTTGTGCCAAAATAGCAATATTACTTTTCATTTTCTTCTCTTTAATATTTTCAAGCATTTTATACATATTATCTTCGTAATATTCTATTATTCCCCAACTATTCATTGTTGCAATGCAACAAATATCACTTACATATTGTGACTGTTCTGAAATATCAATAAATTCTTTAACAAGCTCTTCTAAATGCTCTTTTGCCAAAATATTCTTCACATCACATTTGCTTAAATATGATTTATAGGATGTATCCCCCGGAACCACTACTTTCTTTTGATTCACCAGTTCAAATGCATCCTTATCCTCATTTTGAACACAGTATGCAATTTTTACTTTTTCAAATGACGTATACATAGAAAAAACTACGCTGTCAGATGCATCAATGCCTTCTTCTTTCATTTTTTGTAATTGATTATCGAAAATCCTATATAAATCTTGCGAATAAATGCGTTCCATTTTTTCTAATTCATCCACCATGTTATGACCGACATTTGCTGTTCCCATACATGCGTGAATCAATTGGCATTGATGTGTTCCATATATTTTTCTTTCATTCCATTGTTCTATCTCTAAATCTTCCCCATATGCAGTTACCAATGTATCTGCCATGAGAATGCCCTGCTTCCCATTCGTTTCCGCAATAATTTCTGACATCTTGAATTATCCCCCTTAATATTAAGATTACCTTTCCTAAGTGCATTTTCAGCATATCACTTCCACCGCCAGTATTCAATTTTCAAGGTACAAAAGTCGAGTGTTATCGACAAATTCTATGGGGTATCACCTACTCTTTGATTCCATTCATTTATTGCAATATCTCTTTCGTCATGGCGTACCACAATAGCTCCGTTGCTATCCATATCAACTCCAATAGTATGTTGCTTAGGTGAAGATACCTTACATTTTGAACAAACAATTTCAAAAGTAAAACTTGCTCCCCCATGTGAAGCTGAATTTGCAATCACATGAAATTCAGCTTCACCACCACAGAACGGGCATGACTTAAGGCTTTCACTCATTCTTCACACCCCTTTTCTTCCAACGCATTGTATAAACGCAAGTATGTTTCAAAATCATTCGGGTTCATTTTGTCCGAAATAAAATCCAAAAAATCCTTATTTCGCAAGCATTCTTCAGGTGTGCCGATTGCACGGTACTGCTGAACCTCTTTCAGAGCTTCGGTTGCCATTCTTGTTGCCTGCACCAGTTCCGGTGCAATCCGATATCCAAAACAAAAGTTAAGCCAGCACTTAATTTCTTTAATTGCTTCATTCTCTGTCATTCCTACACCTCCAATAGTTCCAGATTATCAAATTTGTTGCCGACAACCTCATAATCAAAACCACTCATAGAAATATCATCTGTGCATTCATCAAGTGTCATTGGGAAATTGCAGTCCATAGTTCTCACATCAAATCTTGCCTTGCACTCATTCCACAAAACCAAACATCTGTAAAATGCCGCTCCACGCTTAACGCTACCATTGATAATATCATTCTCCCAAATCAGCTTGCCGTTCTTGTCCTTAAGTCCGGTGCACTGGCAGACGGTGGACGGGTCTACCGAATAAAAATTAATATCATCTTCACTCCATACCTCAATTTCTTCAATCTCGCCATCTTCATCATAACTCGGTAATCCATATACCCATTCACTGTTATCAATCCGCTTGCCACGGAATAAATATCTATCTTTCATTTTCCTACCTCACTTTCACATCTTTATCATTTTTTCTTATTTTTAAATCCAGTCCACATTCTTCCTTGAGTATTTCTATTTGCTCATCCCAAGTTGTGTAATCATCCATAAGGCACTCTGCCTTGCTATTGAACCGCTCTATGTATCTTTTAATTCTTTCTGCTCCAAATCCGAACTGGTCCCGGAGTGTAATTGCTGACAGAATTGTTATTGTATCAATGGTATTCTCTTTGATTTTCAGCACACATTCATCTATCGCATTCTTTGGAAGTGCCAGGGGCATTTTCGTTGCCCCTCTGAATTTGCATTCCTCTTCCAGTCCTTCAATTCCTTTGGTTTTGGCTATTTTTAAAGCATAAGCCATTCCCTCACGTCTCGCTTCTTCTAATTTATCCCTTGCCATTTTTTCTCTCCTAAACAATACATATAACCTCGTTACTTTTGTTTGTAATTTGAACTTTGTTTTTTTCAAAATCCTACATATTTTCATTGTCCAGAATTTCAAAGGAGGAAGAAAATATGTTATCATTTTTTACACTAATTCTTTATGCTCTCCTCACAGCGTTAGATCACCATTTTGATAATTTTCTGACGTTCCTTTTACTCAACATCTTTGAAAATTATTATATGGAAATTGGCAAACTAACTTTTCAAAAAATCGAACAGTGTCGGCTCGTCTACTTCATTCTCTGCCGCCTGCAAATATCCAACACCATCACGGAAGTAATCCGGATTCAGTTCACATCCTTTTCCGTACCGGTGCATCTTGACCGCTGTCATTGGCACTGTCATCAGTCCACCAAATGGGTCATACACTGTATCACCCTCGTTGCTGTACCGATTGATGATTCTTTCCACTATGTCAATCTGCAATGGGCAAACATGCATCTGCGCCCTCCTCCGGCTCTGAGTGGTATTCAAAGTACGCATCCGATTAATATCATCCCAGACTTCAAGCTGATTCCATGAGCCGGGAGCAACCACCATAAAAGTTGCCGGTAACTTTCCATTTTCATCTAAATCCTCGGCAAGTTTCACATGCTCTGCATAATCATAAACTGTGTCACGACTATAATCTCTATAGACTTTCTGGAGACTGTCCACCGGGAAATCTTTCAATTCTTCTTTACTTACAAGCCTGTCTCCTGAACTTCTCCAATATCCATGAGCATCTATCTGCCACTGTGCCCGTGTATAATCTTCTTTTGATTTCTTTACTGGCACATCCGCATAAGCCGTCGAGCGGTCAGTAGGCAGCTTACGGAAAAGCAGGATATATTCCGGGCAGCCAACTCCCATCTTAGAACCATCCTTACACTGCTCTGTCCATCCAAGGCGGTATGTCTGGTTATTCTCCCTGACCACATCCGTTACTACCGTAATCATTCCAAAATACTGGAAGCCATATTTCATATAATGCTCAATGCAAAGTGCATGGAATGGCTCTATAGTCGGCATTCCGGTACCGGTGGCATTTCCAAATAAAACTCTGTCTTTCACATGGATTGCTGCCACTCTTCCCGGCTTAAGAACGCGAAGCAGCTCCGGTGTCAGATAACACATCTGCTCAAAAAATCGTTCGGTATTCTGATTGTGTCCAAAATCGTTATAATTGGCACTGTATTCATAGTGATTACCAAATGGAATAGAGGTATGTATCAAATCAATGCTGTTACTTTCCATTGCTCTGGTTTCTTCCACACAATCACCATATACTGCTTCATAGTGGTTTCCTCTTACTGTTCTTTCTTCTCTGCTTCCTTCCACACCCATCTTCCTCTCTAATCGTTCCGCCTTATTTGCGGAGTTTAATCCATATTTCTTTACAATTTCTATCATCTTATCCACCATGTGATTATGATTTTTCCACTTTTCCAGAAGTGCTTCTTTTATCTGCCGCTCATTCTCCATATAGATGATGTCAATCACCACTGGTTCTTTCTGCAAAAAACGATAGCATCTATGTACTGCCTGGATAAAATCATTGAATTCATAATCAATTCCAAGGAATATCTCCCGGTGGCAATATCTCTGAAAATTACAACCAGAACCGGACAATGATTTTTTCGTTGCAAACAGTTTTGTCCTGCCTTCCGAAAATTCAATTACTCTCTTTTCTCTTAAGTCATAATCCATAGATCCATATATATCCACCACTTCCGGAAGTGCCTTTTTAATTGCATGACGCTCATTTTCCAAATCATGCCATAAAAGGAAATGTTCTTCCGGGGATTCTGCAACAATCCGCTTCATTTCCGCAACTCTCTTATCAATGCTGTCCCTTTTTACTGCTGCAGCTTCTTTTAATCCTTCTGCAGCTTCCTGAAACAACTGTATCTGACCATCTCTGTCAGCTGTATCTCCATAGTGGACAGGTAATTCATGCCATTTTACGTCCAGTGGCGGCAAATCATATCCTTCATCCGAATAATCCGGATTTAAATCTGAAGGTTTCGTGATAAAAAGTGCCCAACTGCTTACCCACATCCAGAATTCATCTTCCATATTCGGATACAACGTCAAATTATTAGCTTTCGTACTGTCTCTTTGAAAGAATCTTGTTAATGCCTGCCCGGTGTCCATCACTTCCAAATATCCTGCATAGTGTATTAACTCTTTATATTTATTTGGTGACGGTGTGGCAGTTGCCACCAGTTTATATGGCACGTTCTTAAATTTATCCAAAAAGGTCTGATAAGTCTTGCTTCCAAAACTCCTTAAAACACTGGCTTCATCAAGAGAAGTAGCACAGAAATATTCTGGCCGGATGTCTCCATCACGAACTCTTTCATAATTCGTTAACACAATCTGACTTGTACTTTTTTCTACTTCTTCCATTGTCCGACAGTATTCCGGCTTTTCATATCCAAGCACATCTACAGCATCTCTGGTAAACTCCTGCTTTACTCCAAGCGGAAGTACAATCAATGCTCTTCCACCACACTGTTCTGCCGCCAAATGGCAAAATTCAATTTCCTGCACTGTTTTTCCTAATCCAAAAGATTCAAACAATGCACGCCTGCCACCCTTTAAGGCCCATATAACAGCATCTCTCTGATGTGGCTTTAATATTTTATTTACTTTTTCTGGCTCTACAACAAATCCACTATCTGTTGCAAGCTCTATCTTCGATTCTAAAAATTCTTTGTATGTCATTTTCAAAAGGAACCCGATATATCGTTACCCCGGCCGGAGGTTCGGCTCCTTTCTATAGTTGTAGATTTATTTTTACTGTTGTATAATAATAGCAAGCTTTAATTTATAGGAGGTAATTATGTCTAGCTTTCAATGTCCGTTTTGCTCATCTTCTATGGCAATCTCTGATGATACATTATGTAAACGAAATGTAAGTTTCGAGTCCCATACCGGATATGAGTATCCATGCGGTATGCCGGAAAACACTTATTCAAACATAGAACTTAGTTTTTATAAATGTCCTAATTGCAATCGATATACTGTTTTTGCGAAAGGAGTGGGACCATCCGTTAAAGATATCAACACTATTCTTAAGCCCCAATCACTGGCAAAACAATTTCCAGATTACATACCAGAAGCAATTCGTCAAGATTATGAAGAGGCATGTTCCATCGCCAACCTGAGTCCGAAGGCATCTGCAACATTGTCGCGACGCTGTCTTCAAGGGATGATTCGCGATTTTTGGACAATCAACGAGTCAAATCTTGCAAAGGCAATTGACAAACTTAAGGATAAAATTCCAGCTCCACAGTGGCGAGTGATTGATGGAATACGACGAATTGGCAATATTGGTGCGCATATGGAGAAAGATATTAACCTTATTGTCGATATCGAGCCAGATGAAGCCCAAAAGCTTATCAAGCTTATAGAACATCTTCTTGAACAATGGTATATCAACCGCCATGAGCAAGAATGTCTCTACGCTGATATTATTGGCATCGATGAAACCAAACAATCAGAACGTAAGAGAACAGAGTAGGAAACTACTCTTTTTCTTTTGCACACGGATCATTCTCAGCTAACAACACTCCTTCAAAACTCCAATATTGTCTTATCTCTCGACACTTATCATTCTGGTTCAATCCACTTCCCCTAAGTGACCTTGTTTCAATTACCTGAATAACTCTTGCGCCATCAGTTCCTCTTGGTCTTGCTCCTGTTTCCATATTTGTAATCTCCTTCCTTTACATAAAATCTTCTAAGTTCATCTGCCCTTTACAGTTTCCACCAATGGTACTTGGGTCCCAACCTACACCAATATAATCAAGCACTTTCGCCCATCCATAATCGTTGCCATCTTTGTCCCTGCACATATGGAACATCAGATAATCCCATTCTTTTGGATTGCTTTCGTGCAATAAGTCAAATCTATGAGGTCTCTTTTCCATATGGATTCCAAATCCACACATACTGCAACCGGTACGTTGCGCTTTGGTAGTATAAAGTGTTCCGTCTGGCTTTTTCTCGATTGTTCCATAGATTTCTGGTATTAATGAATCCGGCATTTTAAACTTCTCTGTAATCCGTCCTTCTTTCAAACCTACTTCATAATATTTTTCTTTCAATCCATTTTTCCAAAGACCATCCATTTCCAATGTCAGCTTTAATATATCCTGTCTGCCAAATATGGCAAATGGTGCTGACCTTATTGTTGATGCTCCAAAATAATTGCAGCCATTCATCCGCAGGCTCTTGGCACGTCTGCCGCCCTCAGATGCCATCAGACCTAAATACGGTACGCTGTTATGTTCTTTACCCCAATCATCACAATTTTTTTCTTTGAGATAATAACAGCATTTCGCTGATACCAAGAAATCCGGTTTCTGGAAGTCACATCCTTCGGTTTCATTTTCATAGCCGCCGAACAACTTTAGCCATCTTTGATTAAGCTGCATCTTAGAATTTTTCTGCCAGCCGCCGTATTCTCCAGTTTCCCCGGTAATAATTGCATGACGAACAGTTTTATTTTTCTCTGATGGATTTTGTAGCAATTCTACCTTGGCTGCCACTTCTTTTGAAATGACCGGAAATCCAAATTCCTGTATTACTTTCGCCTTTGTCCAATAAGTACCATCATCCCTTTTCAGTGGTGGTACATTGATAATTCCTAAAGCCTTATGTACCCTCTGTATACTTTTATCTTCCAAAGTGGATGCCGATACTCCCGGAACATCTATTCCGCACACCTCATGGAGAAATATGTATAAAATAATGCTATCCAATCCACCAACCGAAACATGATAATTTAATCCTCTTCCATCACATTCTGTTGCAAATTCCTTTGCTCTTATCTGAGCATATTTTCTTTTAAATTCATACGGCTGTTTTTCTTTCTGAATAAAAGATGCTATCTTCTCATACGTTCCAAGCCGTTCCATTCTTTCCTGTACTGATTCCATTTGTTTTTGGAGTAAAGAGCTCTTTTACGCTGGCCAGCAAACCTCTCACTCCTTTCGATTTATTTTAAAATTTTGTCTAAACAGGCATTCCAGCCTTTATCAAATCTCCCATTATCACAATAATCAGGATGATTTGCTTTCTCTGGCAGTTCTCGAAGCGGGCACCAATCTGGTCTGCACGCAATATAATCTGTCACATCATCTCCAATACCTGGAGCATTGCAATACAACGTTCGCTCTCCATACCTTGGTGGCTGTGTATCGTCTGCAAAATCGCACATATCGCACGATTCCGGCATATCCATAGCCAATACTGCTTTAGACATCTTCATTCCCCCTTAATTCGCCAAGGCTTTCCTGCAATTCTTTGTAATAATTGATTTGGTCTGTGAAATGATTATCTAACACATCAATCATTTCTTCTTTCGCATCTTCCAGAGATTTTGCCTGTAAAAAATCCATGTGCCCATCAATGACAGACTGCCATCCTATTTCTTCTCCGCAATATACAATGCTTCCTATGACGAGATCCCCATAATAGGCAACTACATCAATTTGTTTCTTCCAGTCTTTCTTTTCTGGTTCAACTTCTTTCCATTCAAGTTCAGTCATACTTCACACTCTTTCCGGTTTCTCACACCGTTCAAATTCGATAACCCACACCCACGGATTAGCATTCCATCCGTAGCGGTCGAGGTCGGATTTCTTGATGGTTGATTCCCACAGCCAAGCAAATTGCTCCTTTGCAATCCCGTACTCTGGGTCTACTTCTGTTCCATAATTTTTTTCACCGTATCCGATATCATCATAGAAAAGGTTTCCAACACCTTCGCTTTCTGCCCCCTTTGGTGTTATATCCTGCAACCTCTATCACATTTTTTGCCTTTATCGTATTTACACATTGCCAACCTTCTTTCCATACCGGGCATTCATTGTCCGCCATTCCCGAAGCATCTGAGGTGTGAATCTTGATAATGACCGGTCATAATAACTGTGTTCTGGTTCTTCATCACCATATCTCTTGAATGTGTAACTGCCTTTATATTTCAGTTGCTGGCGAATATATTCTGTTAAATTTTGCTTTCTGAATCCAAGCTGATTACAGATTTCCTTACTGGTGACTTTCTCCATAACCAGCTCGCCATTTTTGAATACGTTGTAATAATATTTCAAAACCTACTCCTTTCCAGCCGCCAGCAGCTTCCCTTCAAGCTCTCTGTAATCATACGAACGTTGTTCGAAGTTCGTGAACTTATTCCCCTTGGTATTATTGGGTTCGGCGGCTGCATCCTTCCTCCCCCAGTTACGAACTGCGGCTTTCCAATCTTTCATTTTGTTCTTCCCTACCATCCAACCCTTTGAAGAATAGAAATCAACAAAACGCTCTGCATCAACAGTGGTGATTCCTTTCTCCTTGCAATAATCTGCTACATCTTGTGTGGTAGGGGGCACGAAGTGCCTTTTCTCTATACTCTCTTTTAATTCATTATCATTTACATTATCATTATCATTTACATTATCAGGTTTTTTTGCTTTCGTTTGCTTTTCAGAAAAACCATTTGCTTTTGTGGATGGTCGACCTCCTAACTTCCCGGATTCTCTACGTTTTTCAACGGTTGACTGGTACTTTTCATTATCTCTGTCCATCTGCGTTTTGATAAAACTGAATGCCATCAAGGTCATTCCATCCATGTGCGGAAGTGGCTCACCAGATGCATAATTCATAATGGTAGTGAATAACAAACCTCGCTGTTCCATTGATAGAAGCTTGATATGCTCAGCATAGGCGGTATACATAACAAAACTGTTTTTATCCATCAGAATCACCACCCATATAGTCAAAGATATTTAACTGATTCTTTTCAAGCTCATTCTGGCTCTTAGCATATTTTCGAATTTCTGACAATTTCTTTCGAATCTTAACTGTCCTATGATTTTCCTGTGCCAGATACTGCTTAACCAGATGCATTTCATTAGCTGCAGGCTGAAAATAACCTTTTCTATCCTGCATATTTAAAATAGGATGCTCCCTGGTGCATTCTTTTTCTATCATTCTCCGAATCGTTCTATCATCAAGTCCAGTTACAGTAGTAAGGTATTGCCGGGTGACCGCATTCTTATGTCCTACTGGTATGTAATCAATCACATTCAAGCATCATCACCTACCCTTGTTATTTCTACCTCTGTCCTCGGATGCCATTTGTCATAAGACACCCTGCTGCCATCTGTAGACTGAATGATTTTGAAATTATCATCCTCCAGCACTCCATACTTAACCAGAATGTCATGTAATGCTTCATGTAAATTTGTAAGGTCAACCTTCCGTCTGGTCTGCATATAAAAGATTGCTTTTACATTTACCGGATAATCAATTGGTTCAGTTACCTTTGGCATAAAAGGTTTACAAGCCTTTTCATATTTCTTATAAGCAGCAGATGGGATAATAAATGGTCTGCCATTCTTTCCGGTAACAATCTGCTGGCTGTTCTTCTTTGTAATTGGTTTTAAATCAATCGTAAATTCCACTGTCACTCCTTTCCCCTCCCGCTGATGCCAGCAGGAGGTAAAGCCATGCTCTCAATAACAATTTGTGATATGTAATAAAAATGTCAGTAAATCAGTTTCTTTCGCATTCCTGCGGGTGTTTCAACCCTATAGGTAGGATTTTCCAAAGATACTGATAAAATCCTCTCTTGAGCCGTATGTATGCTCAAATACATCCTGCGCCAATCTCTTATAGGCAAGGTCTGTATTCCGGCACAGATGCGGTCCTCTATTTCCTTCATGGTGTTCATAACACAATGGAAGAATCATGTTGTATTTAATAGAATCATCTCTGTTCTTTCCAAAGAAAACCTCATGCTTATGTGGATGTGGTTTTCCACACTCATAGCAATAATCCAGTGAATCTACTAAGATGCTTTTCCGTTTGTCTGCCATAATGCCTTTAACCTCTCTATCTCTTCTGGTGTTTCTGTCTGTATTCCCAGTTCTTTTGCTTCGGATACCACTCCATCTATGAATACCGACATTTCCTTGGTGTCATACTCACTGGAACCTTTTATCATGGCATAAGCGGTAAATGTACCATTATCCCTTATCTTTTCCCAGTGACCTTCTATCCGGCTCATGTCCACAGTGCTTTTTACTGTAATGGTTATGTATCCGGCTTCGTCTTCATAAAGCACACCATATCGTCTTAGCATTTCCTCATAGACTTCTTCCTTACTGGTATTCAGTACTGCTGCAATCTTACTCATAAGGACCCATGCATAAGCATTTGCATCAAGGCTTCTCTTCTGTCGGTATTTCACCGCTTTAATTGATAACTTGTCCAAATCCTTAATGCTGTCGTAATGCTCTTTAATTGCTGCATCCTCATTTACTTCAAAAGTAATTTTGAACTTTCCGGAATCACCGTAATCTTTTACAACACCAACTGCTCGACCAGTGAACTCCATTAACTTTCTTTCCTTCCTGCTTTTGCCGCTATTGTCACTTCCAATTTGCGAATCAACTTATTCCACTGATTAATATCCAGTTCCTGCAATGTATTGACATGGAATAATTCCACCACGCTTTCCATTGATACCTCAGCTTCCTTTAATTTCTCCAACAGGACATTGTACTTAATATCATCAATCTTCTGCATTGCGTACTGCTTGAACACCACTTCCATGTCCTGATTTACAATTTCCAGTTCATTGATTTTTCTGTCTGATGTATAAGAAATCTGATTCACAAAGAACTTGTCCCTTGTAGTGCTTTTTCCATCGGAACTCGTCTTAATATGGCAATACTTTTCCGGAATCCATATGAATGGTGCCGTATATAATTCTCTGCCGATACCATGCTTTACACAGGCTCTCTTAAAAGCATCTGATGCTCTTCCTTTCTCTTTAGCGGTATAAGATGCTGTTCCTACGTCCTCTTTTGAAATCCACATCTGCTTCTCAGTATCCCAGACCGATATAATGCAATATAAATCTCCGTCAATCACTTCATATCTATCCTGCCATCCAAGTTCTCCATATTTTTCATCTAACCGCTTCTGTCCGTCTCTGGATGTTACATATAGAAGAAGTGATAAGCCTTTTTCGGATATCTGCTGCACTCTGCAGCTTATTTCATTTGCCTGTAATAATGTACTTTCCATTCTTAATCCTCCACAAATACAATCATTCCATCCAGACACCGGTCACATATCCGCTCACCATTTATCTGGTGATAACTTTCATCTTGAATTCTTTCTCCGCAGCAATCACACATTGGTCTTTTTCTCAACCACTCTTCCTGCTCTGCGTCATGCTGTTCCCATAAATCATAATTGTCAGGCATCTTTCTTATCCCTTCTGTAATAGTGTCCAAAGTAACTACCATCTGCCTTTGAATTGATAGAATATGTCACATTATCATCTATCTTAATATCCGCATCATAAGAACCATCCGATTCTACACTTATCGATAATGACTTAGCAGCAAACTGTACTCTAAATACATCTAAGACCTCTGCCATTCTATCTATTAACACTAAATCGTTTTTTTCTACGTTTCCGTTACGCATTTACTAGCTCCTTTCTGAAATCCATTACAAACTGACCAGATACATCAATTCGTAAAACCTGCTTAAAATAGCTTTCCTGTTTCTCTGTTTCTTCCCGGCAGTCATCACACACACCGCCAACCAGTTCCCCAGCATCTACATTTGCCTTACACTTTTTACAGGTATACATAAGACCACCTTTCTTTACTTCTCGCTGAATTTGTGTTACAATGCACGAAATGGATATTTTATATCCCTCGTAGGGATGATGCGAACTCGCCAAAGTTTTGACGCATCATCCTTTTTTAATGTAACAATCATCTTTACTCTCCTTGCAGATCTGCTTGTCCACGTTATAACCAATCCATATCAGCAATGTTCCGATTACTCCCACTGCTCCACAGATAACCGGATTTGTATCATAGGAACTGAATCCTAATATCATTCCAACAAAGCCTATTCCTGCAATTATATCTCCAAGATACTTCATAGCTTGTCCTTCCTGCCGCTTATGCGGTCTTTGGTACTACTACAATGCTATCTGCTGCCTGCTGATTTAACTTATTCCCAGCACTTTTCTTTTCTTCATCCGTTAAGGTATTGACATTTCTATAATTCGTGTCATCACCAAACCGGATATAAACATTGGTCTTCACTTCACCACCTCCAGTACATCTTATGTTGTTACGCTTGTACTTCATTTCTGGAATTCATGCGTGAATCACTTTCTTCTCACACAGATTCGTAATAATAAAACTGTTTACCGATACCCCTCGCTTTTTTGCCTGCTCTTTAATCTGGCAATATAACTTCTCTGGCATCCGAATTGTTGTCTGAACCATTCAGCCACCTCTTTTCTTTTGTGATATTGAAATGATAGCAAAATGAAAGAGGTTTCCTGATGAACGTTAGCTCAGAGGTTTGTCAAGTCATTCTGTTTGGTTGAATTTTGTTCAACTTTGTTTGCAAAAAAAATAGAATCTCGTTTCTTATTAGTCAAATTTAAAATTTTCTGCATAGATAAAATCTCAGATGCCTTAAACTCAGTCTCATTGTTTATTTTCTTATAAAGACCTTCTCTTGTAATTCCAAGTTTCCTTGCTATTGCTGTTATAGTAATTCCAGAATCAACAATTTCTTCATTAAGCAAAGTACTATCCGTCAACTCTCTTCCTCCTTTCTTGGTTGATTTTCGTTCAACCCTTGTTTATCATATCTCAACGTTGAATATCTGTCAACTATTTTTTACAAAAATGTTGAATAAAGTTCATTTCTATGATATTATCCTTTTAGAAGGAAGGTTGGTGACTGATATGACTATACAAGAAAGCATGGGGTTAAAAATAAAAACCTTACGCGAAAGTAAAAAAATGTCACAAGCAGAACTTGCTGCTTTAGTTGGATATAAAGATAAAACAGCCATTGCTAAAGTTGAAGCTGGCAAAGTAGATTTACCACAGACTAAAATATCCGCCTTTGCTAAAGCATTAAATACATCTATATCATACTTGTTTTCAGATGATGAACCAGAACCACAGCCGCAAACAATTGCAGCTCACTTTGATGGTGACGAATACACCGAAGAAGAATTGGACGAAATAAGCAAATTTGCAGCCTTTGTAAAATCCAAAAGGAAATAAGTCCATTTTATGGGACACATTCATGTTTATAATGAGATGGAAGGGAGTGATAACATGACAAAATACGAAGAAATTCTTGACCAAGCACATAATAATAATGTGCCGGTATACGAGAATTACAATTTTTCTAATAGAATAAAGGGACTTTACTGTGATGGATCTATTGCACTAAATCAGAATCTGGATACCAGTACAGAAAAGGCTTGTGTCCTCGCTGAAGAATTAGGACACCATTACACCGCAACCAGGGATATAATTGACCAGTCCACGGTGGAGAATCGAAAACAGGAAATGCGTGGCAGATTGGTAGCCTATAATAAAATGGTTGGTCTCCGGGGACTTGTAGAAGCCTACAATCACCACTGCTGTAATTTAGAGGATACCGCTGAATATCTGGAAGTTACTCCAGAATTTTTACAGGAAACTATAGCTTGCTACCGCAGTAAATACGGTATATGCACTACAGTTGATAACTATGCTGTTATTTTTGAGCCAAATCTGGCTATCTTAAAATTAATATAGGGGGATATAATACTATGACAATTGAAGAAGTTTTGAAAAAGAATAAGTTTTCAACAGCAATGGTAAAAGGTTCTATAAAAGCATCTGAAAAGCGAATTTCAAATAATGAAAATATTATTTTTGCTATTCCCATTGATATAAACAACCAGAAGAAAGTAGGAATACTTACCATTACCGATCAAAAGATACTTTTTGTCCACAATGCTTTAGGAATTGGATTCTCAAAAGAAATTCCTCTATCTACTATTCAATCAATCGATAGTAAAACTGGAACTGTTATACGGAAAGAAACTGTTGTTATTACAGGGCTAACCGATACAATCTACTTTACTCAGTTGATTGAGATAACAAATAAAATTAAAAATGCTATATATGAAGCACAATCATATGAGAAGATTACTCCTTCCACTGCTTCATTTTATTCTGCAGATGAATTGAAAAAATATAAGGAATTACTAGATACTGGCATAATATCACAGGAAGAATTTGACTTTAAGAAAAAGCAGTTATTGGGAATGTAAATTATATAGAGGTAGATCACATAAATATGTTTTTTGATAAACTAATAAATATGTTTAAAATTGACCAAACGGATAGTAATAAGAATGCATATACTTATAGAAATCAATCTTATTTAAGCAATTTTTCACTATCTGATATACAACAATATAATGGAATGCCTTTTTATATAGACCATAGCTTATTAATGTATGTAACTCATGTATATATTCCATTTTCAAAGCAGAATGAATCTATATGTCTTGAACATATAAAACAATTAAATGCATTAATATTTCCATTGAAAAAATACACGCAAAATACTTTTATTCCAGAAACTTTTTGGTGTAAGGAAAATCCTAATCCATTCCTTGACGATTATCCATCACAAATAAGATTTGCACCTTTTACCCCCAGCGGAAGGCAATCTAAATACCCCGTTTCTGCATTTATTTCTAATATGACAGAACTTTATGGGAATTATGGTATTCAACAAATTTTTTATAAGTGTAATGGAAAAATAGGAAAAGCTGATTTATCCTATTCCCAAAATGAAAAAGCTGGCTTTAGAATACAAATCCGAGAAAAAGCCGGTGCATTATATGTTAGACGTATAGATAAAGTGTATAAAGTAAGAGAGTCAAACTCTCCTGTTCCATATTTAAAGACAGAAATTCAATATATTTTAGACTAAAACAATAGAAAATAAAAACCGCCCTACTCTTTCAAGCAAGGCGGTATGCTTCCGAATAATACGAAAGCCCTAAGCAAGCATATTGTATCATTCCGGAAGCAGCTACGCAAGCGGAACACCCGTTCCTCGCTGGCTGTTATTTTTGTACCCATTTTTTCATACACTTAACAAAGGAGTGATAACATGACCGACAACACCTCCATGCGTACCGGTGCCCTCTACATCCGGGTATCGACCGGTAAGCAGGAAGAACTATCCCCGGACGCTCAAAGGCGGCTGCTCTTAGATTATGCTTCCAAGAACAATATCATTATCTCCAATCAGTACATCTATGAAGAAGATGGCATATCCGGACGTAAAGCGGATAAACGTCCGCAGTTCCAGAATATGATTGCCCATGCCAAGTCAAAGGAACATCCCTTTGATGTAATTCTGGTATGGAAGTATTCGAGATTTGCCAGAAATCAGGAAGAATCCATTGTCTATAAGTCCATGCTCCGGAAAGACCATGTAGAAGTCATTTCCGTGTCCGAGCCGCTGGTGGATGGTCCCTTTGGTTCCCTGATTGAGCGAATCATAGAATGGATGGATGAATATTATTCTATCCGTCTGTCCGGTGAGGTTGTGCGAGGTATGACGGAGAACGCTTTAAGAGGGCGAAATCAGGCTCGACCGCCTTTAGGCTATGAAGTACCGCATGCCAAAGAAACTCCCGTTATTGTGCCAGAAGAAGCTCTTATCATACATACTATATTCGATATGTATACCGAAGACGGTGCCAGTATGTTTGCAATTGCAAAACACTTAAATAACCTCGGCTATCTTACCTCACATAAGAAGCCATTTGAGCGGCGGAGTATCGGCTACATTTTAAGCAATCCTACTTATATTGGGAAATCCGTCTGGAACCGTCATTCCAACGATAATAAAGCATTAAAGGATGAATCCGAATGGATTATAAGAGATGGCAGCCATGAGCCGATTATCAGTGTGGAACAGTATGAAAAGGCACAGCAGCGTATCAAGGCAGAATACACTCCCAAATATGCCAAGCCACCGGAACTGCACCGGCACTGGTTATCCGGCATGGTAAAGTGCCACACCTGCGGACGCTCTCTCTCCACTTCCATTCATAAGGATAAACGATACGGACGAACCTACACGAATTTTCAATGCTATGGATATTTAAAGGGGAAATGCAACGTGTCCCATCAGATTTCCGCCCGGAAATTAGAACCGGCTGTATTAGAAGGTCTGCAAGAAATTATGGAAGGTGTGCGACCGCTCCAGTTTAAAATCATCAAGTCAGAAGAACCAGCCGCCCAGTCCGCCCATGAGATACTCACCGAAAGACTGCATGACATTGAGAAAAAAGAAGAACGTATCCGGCAGGCTTACCGGGATGGCATTGATACCATAGAAGAATACCGGGACAATAAAGCCATTCTTTTCAAAGAACGGGCAGAAATAGAAAGCCGGCTGGCAGAATTAACCCCTGCTCCTGCTCCATCGGAAACAGATACCAGGGAACTCATGTGCAACCGGCTTAAGAATGTACATGAGATACTTTCCAGTGAGGATGTCTCCACCGTCACCAAAAGCAATGCGCTAAAGTCCATTGTTGATAAAATTGTCTATGACAGTGAAAAGAAAGAATTAAGCATTTATCTCTACTGCTCCGACACCCTCTAA